ATTTTATCATAGAGATGCAAGACTTCGGAATGAACCAGACTCCAGATGGGGCAAAATGGACTGAAGCAGACTATGATGAAATGAGCGAGATGTTAGATGAATTGTAAACTAATGTTTCAACACCTCGTCAATACTATTGATGGGGTGTTCATCAATGCTATAATTAGTACATACAGAAATTCACTTGAACAAATGAACAAAACTACTTGGGCAGTTCAACCAACATACTGGGGAAACGAACTCAGATCATGGGCAGAGTATGCAACCACTTGGGAGCAGATCGAAGACATGGCAATTGACATGGCAACTGAAACAATGGAAGAAATGACCATTTTTAAAGTTGGTTCAATCTCTTCTTTCAAATGGGCGACACGTGGGGGAATGGGTTAACCCCACCCCGTCGAATTATAAGTCGTCTAATTATTCACCTATTCTCTCTTCATCTCATGACCCGTTTGATTATTCTTTCTTTGGCAATTCTTTGCATAGGACAAAACACATTTGCACGAACGCAATTAAGCAATGTGCTAGACCTAACAAGTGACGTAATAAGACCTAGTTCATACTAGGTCTTTTTTTATACCCCGTCGAATTATTAGGTCGGTCTATATATCGCTATATGAGGGGAAATAATACACATATATACGATTGATTTTTTAGTATATAATACACACATATAATATTATATACATGAGCATATATTATATACTATACACATATAATACATATATACTACCCCGTCAATAATACAGGGCGGGCTATATATGCACATATATACCACATATAATATAATATACTCAAATAATATATTGATATAATATATGACACATATAATACTGTCACACATATAGTATACACAGCATATAATATATCATATAATATAATCATACACATATATACATGCCTTATGCAATCGCTATCTAATGACACATACAATGCATTAGTCAATGATCAATTCATTAAAGATCATTTCACAGTAATCACATTCAATGAATATGGATCATTAGAAGAGGAACGCGAAGACAGAGGATATTGCCCTTGCTGTTGCTCACCCCCTGAGGAGTAGGGCAGCAGGCAGTCGTCGCCCCCCGTCCGTTTTTGGGCGGTGCCCGTAGCTTAACTTCCCTAACAAAGCTAAGCTATAAAGTCTTGCATGAGCGAGCGAGGAATCAAAAATATAATTTTCCAAAAAATTTCCCCAAGTAAAAAACGATGAAAACCTTTGATGTAGAAACAACAGTCACATATAAGACATGGGTGAGAGTTGAAGCAGACGATGAGTTTGCTGCCCAGAAACAAGTAAATGACGCACAGTGGGATATGACCGCAATCCAGTATCAGACAATGGAGAAAGCAGAAGCAACTGGTACAGTTAGAGAGTGCCCTGAGTAAATACCCCCATTGCGTTTGTCAGCAATCCGTGATATAATATATACTAGATACCACCAACTAAACGCAAATGAAGTACGCTCTCTATGATCAGAAAGCAAACTTACAGGGAACCTTTGTGTCCCTCGAAGAACTCAGAGCATTTCTGGGAGATCTTAAGTATGAAATGAAGTGCGAAAGGGATTTCCACGACACCTTTGATTACATCAATGCGATTGGATGGAGGTTCGATATTGTTCAGTCAACATAGGAGGTTTTATGTCAGGCGATTGTAAAGAGCAACCGCATATCTACTACACTGAGTATGGTAGAAAAACTCTTGAAGAGTATTACGTCAACAAGATCGAGATACTCAACGAAGAAGTAGAAAGATTAAAAGGTATCGTTGATTACCTCGAAAGCAAAGTAAAAACCCATCACACCATCTTTACGAACTATGAGCTCTCATTTATCAAACGAAGAACTTCTCGGTAGAATAGAAGCACTTGAAGAAAAAGTCAGGAAGTCTAACTTGATGATGAGACGTCCTGGTCACCAAGAATATGAGAAGTTGGTCGATGTTGTATGCGATCATGAGAAAAGATTATCAAGGTACATGACACCACAAGTACCTCCGAACCTCTCTGAGATTGATGATGCGAACTGGTAAAAAATCGCGAGTCTTAAACAAAGGGGCAAAAATCGCGTCGTTAGTCTCTAAATAAACCTCATAGAAGTACAAACCATGTTAGGACTGGAATCACTGGAAGGAGAATTCGTTATTCGAGATAACGACGTTATTGTAAGGCATACGAAAGCCAGAGACCTTCCTGAGTCTTTCGACCATCTGATTAAGTTTGAACCAAAGATACCAGAACCTCCACATACTGTAAATGACCATGTGGAGATGTCGAAATATGCCGAGTACTTGCAGGAGTTAATGACACGAGAACGCAAATGAGCAAATACGACTTTGAATACGATTCATGGTTTAGAGATGATATACCAAAGGCACAATATGGAAGTCTTCAGTGTTGGATAGAGAATGAGAAGACGCAACCATGGACAAATGCATACGATATGACTATTCATAGTATAATGTATGAGTTAGCAGTCAAGAACGGATTATTAGAAGAGCAATATGGCAGTAACCATCACTCCTGACGGAATAGCAACGTTCCTTACGGATATAACCAGACCTAACTTTACAATGAATGAAACGGTGAGTGCAACATGTACTGCATCTTCAGGTCAGGATTGTAATGTAACCAATGTGGATGCTTCTCTACAGGCACCTGCAAATGAACCTGACCTAGTAATTACACCTGGTACTACATCTGTCTCAATTACTGGAGATTTACAAGATCCTTTTGTTGATGTCTTTACATACGTAGAACAGAGTGAGTCAGATAAGACTATGACCCCTATAGTAGTCGAGAGAGTAGTTAATATGCCAGCTGATAAGTTGATGTATGACCTTGATCAGGATAATAGGGTATATGTAAGCAGGTTCTTTGATATTACTGTACAATGGGAAGCAGGTACATCAGGTAACCTAGTTGCACAGACACCTGCAACCTTCGTACTTGAATTGAAGATATATAATTCATGGGAAGGTATTCGTTCCTTCGTAGCAAACTATTATTAAAATGCCAGCAGTCACAAGAGTCGGAGACGCAGATGTAACCCATTGTTCTGGAATGGTCAGAGCACAGGGTTCTGGTAACGTCTTCTGTAATGGTATTCCTATCTCTCGACAGGGGGATAAGAACACCACACACTTAAAACCAGGCAATCCTTGCCCTCCACACTCTGCTGCTATATCAAGTGGTAGTTCTACGGTCTTTGTAAATGGCAAAGGTTGTGGTAGAGTGGGAGATGGGTTAAGCGGTTGCACATCAGTGGCAGCTGGTTCATCAAACGTATTCGCAGGTTAATTATTATGGCAATGAGATTTAATACAGGTATTCCAACTATAGAAGCAATACCTAAAAAGACAAGACAAGGTAAAGGGTCACATACAAAGTACTCTGCTACCTCTAGAAATAAGGCAAGGAAGAAGTACCGTGGCCAAGGCAAATAGAATAGTAGATGGTAAGAGAAATGCCAACATTCCCGTAGATATGAGCGATCATTTCTACGATCATGGGAATGAATATTGCAGGTATCTTATTACAGATCCACGCAGTGATAGAGCATCAAGAAAAAAGTCACAAAAAGAAGTATAAATATACCTGAGGTTAATAATAGGCTAGTTAGTGGCATTAATATCGAAGTCATTTCGTGACTTCTCTTTAACTTTTGAAAAGAATGCAGTGACAAACGATGTGTTGGCACTGAACAATGAAGCAGCCATTAAAGAATCAGTCAAAAATATTGTTTTTTACAACTTCTACGAAAAACCTTTTGACATGGCATTCGGTGGTAATATCATTGGATTGCTTTTTGACAATTATACAGCTAACGATGCACAGAGAATTAAAAAACGCTTAAAGAAAGTAATTAATACTCATGAACCGAGAGTTGCGGTATATGAGGTTAAAACAAAGTGGACAGAGGATCGCAACCAATTAGATGTAAGCGTTGCATATGTTATTATGGGTATACCACCAACATTTGATTCTATTGATATAGCATTTAAACCATAATGGCATTTAATCAAGTTAATGCTCTTGAGTTCAACGAAATCAAGGCACAAATCAAAGGATATTTAAGGGCACAGGACCAATTCTCGGATTATGACTTCGAGGGATCGTCAATGACTGTCCTTTTAGACGTTTTAGCATATAATACTTACTATACAGCAGTAAATGCCAACCTTGCAGTCAATGAAGGGTTCCTAGAGACCGCAGTTTTGCGTGAAAACGTGGTAAAACTTGCTAGAATGATTGGTTATACTCCAAAATCAGCAAGATCTGCACAATGTACTGTTGATATTTCAGTTCAGACCGTAGTTCCTTACCCAAAAACTGTTACAATTAATAAAGGACTAGTTTTAAACTTCACAGGATTAGATAATAACAACTATGTGTTCTCACTTGGCACTGATGCAGTCACTTCTGTGGACAGTACAAGTGGAATTGCTGATTTTAAAGGCATCACTTTGTTTGAAGGAGTGTTTTTGACTGATACTTTTGTTAAAGATATCAACCAAAGACAGAGATTTATCCTTACTAACAAGAATGCAGACACAACTTCAATGAAAGTTGAGGTAACTTCTGGTACAGTTACAGAAAGATATCTTCAAGCAACAGATATTACTAAGATTGATTCAACTTCTAAGGTATTTTTCCTAGAAGAATCAGAATATGAGATCCCAGAAATCTTATTTGGTGACGGAAAAGTTGGAAAAGACTTAGAAAATGGAGATGTTGTTTCAGTTTCATACTCAACAAGTAGTGGAACTGGTGCAAATGGTCTAAAAGTATTTGATACTATTGGTACGTTTAGAGATAATAACGGTCAAAGTATTACTTCTGGTATTACTGTTACTGCTACTGCCTTCCCAGATGGAGGTGCAAGACCAGAAACTACTGAAAGTATAAAATTTGCTGCTCCAAAATTCTATTCTGCGTTTGGAAGAGCAGTTTCTACACGAGATTATGAAGCAATTATCCCACAGATATATCCAAACATAGGATCTATCTCTTGTTATGGTGGTGAAGAAGCAGAACCACCCGAATATGGAAAAGTTTTCTTGGCAATTAAACCAAAAAATGCAGACAAATTATCTCTTTCTGAGAAAAATGTCATTTTGAAAAGGTTAAGAGAGTATTCTGTCGCAGCAATTCAGCCAACAATCATTGATCCGTCTATTTTATACATTGATATTGACAGTTTTGTGTATTTTAATCCAAACATAACGCGGAGAGAACCCTCAGAAGTGAAAAATGCTGTACTTGGTTCATTAAATGTGCTTAACAATAGCGGAGAATTCAATAAATTCGGCGGAAAATTCAAATATTCCAAGCTTCAGAGTATAATTGATACCTCAGAGACTGCAATTACGTCCAATATCACTCGTCTCAAGATGAGAAAGAACGTGACAGTCGATCTGTACGCACGTGTGAACTATAAAATATGCTATGGTAACCGCATTAAGCAAGGAACAAGTGCAAAACCAACCGTTTCTACTAGTGGATTTAAAGTTGTTGGGGATGATTTTAACATGTATTACCTAAATGACGACGGTGCAGGTCTATTGAGACTCTATTATGTTAAAGGAACTGGTGAATTTGAGTATGTTGATGGTCTATGGGGTACAGTTGATTACTCTATGGGTGAAATTGTCATTAATGACTTGATAATTTCCATGACAAGTGTTGCAAATAATCAATTACAGATTTCTGCAATCCCAGAATCCAACGATATCATATCTCTTCGTGAAACCTATTTGACAGTAGGCATAGATAATACGACTGTAAGTGTAGTAGAAGACACTATCAGTAGTGGTTCAAACTTATCTGGTACGGGAGTGATACCAGAGTCCAGCTATAACTAAGTAACAGATGACAAATTCTTCATGGAAGGTTAGCTCGTGGACTACGCCAACCACAACGGTATCTGTACCTCCAGTACCGTCTGAGGTTAGTCCTGAATCGAAATCGCAAATATCCCTAGTTGTTGCGGGACAATTTGCTTCGTTTGTACAGGAAAATTATCCAACCTTCATATCATTTGTTAAACACTACTATAAATCACAAGAATTAAAAGGATATTGTTTTGATGTAATTCAAAACTGGTCAGATTATTATAATATTGACAATTATGGTGGTTTAGTTACTGAAACTAAACTTATTTCAGCGTTAACAACGACTTCAGATGCAGTTGACGTTGAATCTACTCGTGATTTCCCAAATGAAGGTCTTTTGATGGTAGATGACGAGATCATTTACTACGAAAAGAAGGGATCAACACTATTTCAAGGATGTGCAAGAGGATTTAACGCTGTAAAGGCAGTTGGAGAGGTTGGAACTTACCAATTTGAGAGTACAACTGCTGCAACTCACGAACTTGGAGCAAAAGTTGTTAATTTAAACAACATTTTCCCACTTTACGTTCTTGGAAAGTTCAAAGAACAGTTTTTAGCGACATATCCAAAGAATTTTGCCAGTGGAGTTACTGAATCAACTGTAATTAAGAGAATTAAAGACTTCTATGCTGCAAAGGGGTCAACAAGGTCATTCCAGTTCGTCTTAAGAACACTATTTGGCGTAGAATCACAAGTTAACTACCCAAGAGAGAGAATATTCAAACCATCCGACGCATATTACACTTCCAGAGAGGTAATTCGTGCGGTTGCTGTCTCTGGAGACCCTATTGCACTTGTTGGGCAAGTATTATACCAAGAAAACGACGCAAATGACCCAAATGTCGCTTCTGCTCGAATTTACGTTAAAGGAGTTGTTGAAGTTTTCACTCCAAGTGGTTCAATCTTTGAAATTGACGTAGATACCAATAATTCACTTGGAACTTTTGTCACTCCTTACAAATCTACCCTAGCAAATGACTTAGGAGGTCAATTAGTTGACCAAGTAGTCACAGTTGACTCTACACTCGGTTGGCCAGAGCAAAATGGGCGATTTAGGATTGAAGATGAGATTATTAACTATTCAGATAAGACTGTAACTCAATTTTTGGGTTGTACCCGTGCTAGAGAGGATACACTCTGCGTAGCACATGATGCAGGTCAGGAAGTATTCGCTGCATTCAAGATTTACGGATATTCCAACGTAGATAACTCAGAAATTCAATTAAAAGTCTATGGTGGTACTAAAGGAGTAGTATTAAGTGATGGAGGTAGGTATTATCTCCCAGACAGTAAGGTCACAACACCAGCAGCACCTGGTTTCGATAGTATTGATCCAATATGGGATAGTTTCACATATAATGTAAGACGTGCCCTCAGAGGCGAGTCTGCGACCCTAGGAACCGTTGCTGCCAATGGTTCGGTACGTTGTACTGTTCGGACAAAAGAGAAGCATCGTTTAAGAAGAAATGATGTCATTAGAATCCTCAATGCTCCTGAAGATGTTTATAATAATCAGCATGATATTGCAGGTATCGTCAATGATTATGAATTTGAGTTTATATTCTCCTCAACACCAGCTGGTGGTATAACAGGGTTTGAATTTTACATTGCTAGAGAGTTTGCCTTTGGTAGAA